GGTAGGTTGGAAGAAGTTAGAAGGGATGGGAATTTAGTGTTTAATTTGCATGGAATCATGAAGGAGCTACAGGCTAAGCTCAGTATAGTGCCCTCTTGGAGGGTTGGCAAGTATACCCTAGCTCCGCGTTTCCAGGTATGTCAGGTCGATGTTGACCATATCGACTATAGTATTCTAGGGGCTGTCTCTGGCCCGTACCGTGCTACGATTACTTGTTATTTGTATGTCTATGAGGCGAAATGAAACTATTGCACGTTGGTGATGTCCACGCGAAACCTAACGAGCTGGCGGACTGTTCCGCCCTTATGGGCTTTGTGCTTGAGGTAGCTCAAAAGGAGAATGTAGACGCCGTCGTACTGAGCGGGGATCAGTACCACCACCACGCAATCGTCCATTTGGCCGTAATGGGCTTCTGGACTGCTGTGTTTTCTGTATTTCAGCAGCACAACATCCGCGTCATCGCCCTGGTCGGAAATCATGACTGTACCCCGACTTCGAATGTCAATGCGATGATGGCTCACCAGAATGTCAGAGTGATCGATCATCCAGTCCCTTGGCATGGGGTTTTGTTTGTTCCACATATGTCGTCGAGAGATGAGTTTGTGGGTGTCTGCCAAAGGAGCAACTGCAGTACCGTTGTCTGCCATCAGACTTTCAATGGGGGGACGTACGACAACGGCTTTTATGCGAAAGACGGTGTAGAACCGGAGTCCATTCCTCAGAAAGACATTATTTCCGGACATATCCACACCCCACAGGTCTTCGGTAAGGTCTTCTATCTGGGGAGCCCCCGTTGGCAAACGTTGTCTGATGCGAACGTTGATCGGGCTATCTGGCTCGTTGAGTATAATGACTATGGTGAGGTGGTCAAGAAGACGCCATATGACACTGGTGAGGTCTGCACCAAGATCGTACATCTTGTTGATGAACCCGACTCGCCAATCAGCCTCCCTCTTAACCCTTTGATGCAGTGGAGGATTGACATCAAAGGGCCGGTTGATTTCGTCGAACGCCGGAAGAAGGAGATTTGTGGGCCAGGAATCAGGATCCGCACGTTCCCAGACTCTACCTCGTTTGTTGGACAAGTCAGGGAATCGGACGGCATTCAGGTCGCGTTCTCGCGCTTTTTGTCAAAGTTCGAGCCAAAGCACGGGACTTCCAAGCAAGTGCTCGAGAACATGCTCAAGGAGAGGCTTTCAGCATGATGCCAGACAATGCGTGGGAGCAATTGATGTTGCTCAAGGAGTTGACCAAAACAACGGGCGTTCTCCATGAGGCACAGGTCTTGCAGCTCAAGATGTGGCCCTATGTGGCTTTTCAGAAGTTGGACAAGTACGAAATAGCAATCGACTTGGACAAGAAAAGCGTTTGGTACAAGATGACCTCTGGTTCTCTGCCCGGAGACGAGAAGACTAAGGGGGCAGCCTCCCTTAAAAAGAACGTCAAGGCGCTACTTGGAGACGACTGGGAGGTAATTGTCTCCTGGACTGAATCTAGGAAATACAATGGCAGACGAACTCGTAAAAGCAAGCGGGCCAATTGACGCTCTGACCCCCAGGGAAAGGGCTGCATATCGATTGTCTGTGGACCGGAAGGAACCATTCCTTTCTCCGTCTCTACAGGACGAGCTGTATTCGCTTTACCAAGATGGCAAGACTTGCGAGGAAATCCAAGCGCTCAATAAAAATCTGAGCCTTGGGATGATCGTCCGTGCCAGGGTAGATCATGAATGGGACGAAAAACGAGCCGCTTACCTGAAGAGCATGTTTGACCGTGCCAAGGGGCAGGCTGTTCAGCTCTCCCTCGAGTCGATGGGTTTTCTCGGGGATCTCCTGACGGCTTTTCACAAGCACGACCGTCAGAAGCTGCAGAAGTTCATCCAAACTGGGAACCCTGACGAGCTAGAAGGGGCCATGATGACCTCTGCTTCAAACCTGAAGCTATACAGGGACGTCCTCGAGTTACTACTGCGCTTGACTGGCCAAGGGGAGACCAAGACCCAGCGAGTGTCCGGTGTGGTAGAACACTTGCACACCACCGTACCAGTTGTCGAGGCTCCCCTACCGAAGCTGCCCCCTGCCGAGCCTCAGACGGCAGCACAAATTCTAGAGCTGGTACACCAGAAGAGACAGCAAGATGACGAAAACTAAGGATGAATTGGACGAAGACAAGGCTCTTCGTAACGCCCTTTTTGCTCCATGTGAATCCAAAGAGCATCTACATCGCTGGATTCAGGTGTACCTCGGGCTCAACCTCCCAGATACAATTGTTGACCCGGAGTCAAACTCTTGCCCTCTGGATTTGGCCTGGGAAGTGTACCATAAGGCCCTGGAGGGCTCCGACGAGGATTTCTCTCGGGTAATGGTATTCGCTTCACGGGACAGTTACAAGACACTCCTGGCGGCCATTCTTGAGGTTCTGTCTGTTTTGCATTTGGGTAGAGACGTCGCCCACATGGCGGCTATCAAGCCTCAGGCACAAAAAGCTCAGGGGTATGTCCGAGACTTCTTCCGTCTGCCCTATCTTCGGGAGTTTGTGGTCAGTGCGAACACTGAAAAAACCGAGATCTCCTGGTATCGACACAAGAAGACTGGCGAGTGTATACCAGTAGATCGGTTCGCTGCGATTCAAGACCCGGCGGAAAAAAGTCAGTTCATCGAAAATCGACGATACATAAAGATCGTAGTATGCACATTGGCCGGATCAAACAGTGACCATGTGCCCTTCTTCTGTGTAGATGGTTTCACCGAAATCCTCATTAAGAACGACTGTGGAGGGAATCGAGATCGAGTGCGTAGGACTGCTCGTGGTATTTTTGAGCGTCTAGCAGGGCGTAGTGCTGGGGGCAGGCCGGGAGGTGAGAAAGTCGAAGAGGTGCTGGAACCGAAGGAGCGGATAGAAGTCCTTTCTATGGACCTAGACACAGGGGAGCTTCAGTTCCAGCCTATTGTCAGGGCGCAGAGGCATCACCGTGATACTCTTCGGGTCGCCTTTGATGGCGATTTTATTGTCGTTACCCCAGACCACCCTCTGTTTGTTTATGGAAAGGGGTATGTTCAGGCCGGACAAATCCAGCTCGGTGATCGACTACTAAAGCTAGGTCGAGGTAAGACTGCGACAAAGGGATTGACGGCCCGAACTGGGTTTCGCGACAACGACTCTATCGAGGATGGTTGCCCATGGGAACAGATGGTGCTGGGGAGTCTTTTGGGCGACTGCGGAATTTACAAGAAGCCCCAAAACAACCCGTACCTTCAAGAACAGCACGCAGTTGAGCAAGACCAGTACTTGAGTTGGAAGCGAGAGGTTTTGTCGCGAAAACTGCGCACCGTAGATATCGATCCCGTGAGCGGTTATACGGGTGATAGGATGGTGGGGTTCCGGAGCGGGTGTAGTCCGTTGCTTCTTCCGTATCTGAACGTGCGTGAGTCCCCCGCTTCGTTCATCTCGAAATTGACTGGGCTCGGCCTCGCTGTCTGGTACATGGACGATGGCTGTGCTGGAAATGGGTTCAGGCTATCAACCGAAGGTTTCGACCATAGTACCAATGAATTGTTAGCGCAAGCATTGAAGGAGCGTTTTGGGTTCCAGCTGGAGGTTGGTCAATACGAACGTGACGGTAAGGTGTACTACTACTTACATGGTGGAATCGACGCAAAAAGGAGGCTGGTAGAGCTAGCGGGCCCCCACGTTCACCCGTCCATGGCCTATAAGTTTGATCTTAGTACCAATATGGGGGTATGTCAATATTGTGGAGTCAACTACTGGTTTTATGAAGCCGGTAGTTCGGCAAAGAACTGTGGTTCAGCGTTGTGTCAGAAGCTTCAGCTTGGGTCCTACAAGTTGGCAACGGTTACGTCTATTGAGCCAGCCGGAGAGCGTTGGGTCTATGATTTTACGTTGCCGGCCAGTCACAACTTCTTTGGCAATGGAGTCTTGAACCATCAGTGCGTCGATGAAGTCGATGTCGTTCCCAAGCAGAATCAGCAAGCGTATGAGGAAGCAAAGTCCATTCCAGCTCAATACGGCGACAAGGAGCCTATCACCCTACTGACCTCCACTCGCAAGTTTGCTTTCGGCAATGTGCAACGCGAGTTGGATGCCGCAGCAAAGACCGGGCTCGTGGTTCGTCACTGGAATATCATTGACGTGACTCAGCGTTGCCCTACTACACGACACTTACCAAATGAGCCTATCGATATCTGGATCAATAAGGATGAGCTAACTTCGATCTCCGATCAAGAATACCAGACTCTACCCCAGGAGAAGCGGAGCAAGTACGAGAAGAGAACGGGGTACGCCGGCTGCTTGAAGAACTGCAAGCTATTTGCCATGTGCGGCGGTGCCCTGGCGACTCGACAAAAAGAGCACCCTGTAGATAGTCGAGGGCGATTCATAGCCCGCCCTCCTCCGCTCTTGAAGTCTCTGAAGTTCACCACCAATAAGTTCAGAGAGTTAACTCTGGATATGGCCAAAGCTCAGCTACTTTGCTGGAAGGCCTCTCGAGAGGGGTTGATTTATACCCACTTGGACCCCGAGAAGCACCTTATCCCGCCATCTAGGGCGGCAAAGTTGATGCTTGGAGGTGACGAACCGGTATCGTTCGGCTATTCGAATCTGATTGCGCTCATGCTTGAAAGGGATGGGCGTTGGTATGCTGGTATCGACTTTGGCTTTACGCACAATTTCAGTGTTGTGTTACTTTATGTAGACAGATCAATGGTTTACGTCGTTGGACATTGGTCTCAGCCGGAGCTGGACCCGGCGGAAAAGGTGGATCTACTAGACCGCACTATCGAGCCGTTCGATCCTACGATTTATGCCGATCCTGAAGCTCCGGATATGATCAAGTTTCTGAAGAAACATGGACATAGGTGCAAGGACTGGACTAAGGGGCCGGGGTCTGTCTTGGCAGGGATAGAGAGGGTCCGCTACAAGCTGATGCCGGGTATTGCCTCGGTCCCTCAACTCTATTTCATAAATGACGCCCCTGGTGTGCAGCAGCTGTTCGACCAAATGGCCTTGTATCACTGGGCCTTAGGGCCGGATGGGAAACCAACCGACGTCCCTGACGAGATCATCGCCACGGCTGAAGACGGTGAAAAAATCCTTGATGACGGTTGTGATGCCATCCGTTATGCAATCATGAACATTTTTGCGAACAAAGGTGGGGTGGTAGCTCCAGATGATGTGGACATGAAGGTCCCGGACTACCAGAAAGTACGCTCCATTCAGGAAGCACAAAAGGCTCAACAGGCCGCCTGGGCTAAACAGATCATGGAGCATGTCGTAGGCAGTAACGGGGAAAAGCTCGAGGATAGCCCATCAAAGAAGGGGCGGAAGGGGAACTTCTTCTGGGATTTTGGGTAACACACCAGAGACAATCTTTGCCTCATGAGCGCTACCCTCAATCTGAGTTCTGCCACACTGGCACATTCTGACACGTCTAACGCATCTCCAGTCCTCAAGCATTTCGACTGGAAGCGTTCTATGACGGGTTTGGTGATCAACAACCCCGAATCTCGAGCTGTAGCCATCGAACCCGGTGAAACGGCGGTGGTATTTGATGCCAGCAAAAGCACTGGAGTGGATGGTACTACCCAGTTCTCGATCACGTCCAATCCGCTGGACTCGAGCCGCTATCGCTTCACCCATAGCGCAGGAACCTCCCCTGCTCTCCGCACCGACAAGCCCCTCTCTCTAAGTGGAGTTGAGCTGGAGTTGACCGCCAATGCGAATGGGACGTTGACGGTGGTATCTCAGGCAGGGACTCCGTTTGCTGGTTTGGTGGCTGGAGATATGGTGTTTGTCCCCGGGACGAGCACTGGAGATGTCAGTGTCGGGTTCGACAGCCTCAACGAGGGCTTCTGGACTGTACTGTCCGTAGCTGGGGCCACCGTCACACTGGTGAGGCCGTCGTCGGAGGTCTTCCAGGGGGTGAGCGAGACCGTTACTCCCACCGATAATGGCGTTTTGGCCTTTGGAGCTGCAGGGATCCAGGTAGGAGACAAGGTTGATGTGAACGCCGGCTTTTCTTCCGCACTCAAAACCTTCGACATCGTGTCTGTGACCTCTCGCTGGTTCGAGGTGGTCTCCACCTCCCCCCTTGCACAAGAGAGTGGGATTCCTGGAGCTACGGGGATGCTGTTCTATCGTGGGGCGAAGCGTTTCGTTCGTGTAGAAGCAGACCAAGAAGTGGCGATCAGGGTTAATGGAGACTCAGGGGACAGTCAGCGTGTAGTGCCGTGGGTAGCTGGCGACCCAAGGCAGGTCGGGGAGTACACAAGGACCGGGCCTACTTGGACTCTAAGTGTTCGGAATCGTTCTGCTGCCGTAGCGCAAGTTTTGGTTATCAGCGTCGAGTAAGGTGGTATCATGGGTAAGGCCAAGACTCGTAGTTCCATTGAGCTGGAAATTTCTCCGTTTGCTCAGAACGTGATTGAGAGTGTGGTTGGCTCTTCGGTCAAGAAGAGCGAGCGCAAAAGGAAGAGCTATGGGGTCGAAGTCGTCAAGGAAGATATGGAGACTTCACCGACATTAGTGAAGTCCGTCCTTAATTTACTCAATGGCGGCAAAAATGACAGTATTGAACGACTGGCCTTTGAGACTGACCCAAGACAAAACAACACCTACCAGTCACTGTATCGGGCCAAGGTCAAGCTTTTGCCCGATGTCCTGCTCAAGCGTATCGCGATCCAAGATGACCTAGTAGCCGCAATCGTCAACGCTCGGGCCAGCCAGCTATCAGCCTTTGGCCGCCCGCGTGAGAATCGTCACGACTTAGGTTTCGTTGTAGAACCAAAGCCGGGCGTGTTAGATGATTGCGATGAAAAGCAGAAGATGGAGCTACAGAACCGTATCGACGCCGTTGTCGAGCGGATCAAGACCTGTGGTGACACACGAGGTTGGGATGACGAGGACCGCATAACTTTCTCTCAGTATCTATCTATGTCCGCCAGAAATGCTGTGGTTGTTGGTCGGATTGCAACAGAGGTCATCTATGTGGTCGATGCCGCTTCGGGTGAGAGAAGGGTACATAGCTTTAGACCCATCGATGCTGGTACCATCTACCGGGCGGTCCCACAAAAGCAGGCAGCCCAGGCCGTCCGTGAAGAGGCACTGCACCTTTTGGAGCAGGTTAAAGCCAAGAAGCTCGAGCCTGAACGCTTCATGGCTGATGAGTACGCTTGGGTCCAGGTCGTAGATGGTACTGTCGAACAAGTGTTCACCAGCCAAGAATGCTTGGTACACAACTTCTACCCGGTGACCGACATCGAATTGGATGGGTACCCGCTGACCCCTATCGATACGATGATTTCTGCGGTGACGACTCATATCAATATCGTCACTCACAACAAGCTCTACTTTCAAAGCGGCCGGGCCTCAAGAGGGATGCTATTGATCAAATCGGACGATATGTCCGATGATGTGATCGCTCGTATCCGCCAGCAATTCAACGCTTCCATCAACTCTGTGGCCAATGCATGGCGGATGCCGGTCTTTGGAGTGGGGGCTGAAGATGAAATCGTTTGGCAGCCCATTGACAACGGCGGCCGAGACATGGAGTTCCAATTCCTGTCTGACTCCAACGCTCGAGTCATCTTGTCTGCGTTTCAGATGTCGCCGGAAGAACTACCTGGATATGCCCACTTGTCTCGCGGTACTAACAATCAGGCACTCAGCGAGTCCAACCAGGAGTACAAGCTCGAGGCTCACAGAGACGTTGGTATTCGCCCCTTGATCAAGAACTTCGAGGACTTTCTTAACGCCCGCATCCTGCCATTGCTGGACCCGAACTTGGCCAAGCTATGTACGTTACGGCTCGTAGGTTTGGATGCAGAAACCGCCGAAAAAGAGAGCGTAAGAATTCAGCAGGACATGGCCGTCCACATGACAATGGACGAGATTCTGGAAGCTGTCGAAAAAGACCCCATTGGTAAGCGTTTTGGTGGGAACTTCCTCCTCAACCCCCAGTGGCAAGCAATTATCGACAAGTACATGCCTGTAGGAGTTATAGTTGAGCAATTTTTCGGGGTTCAAGGAGCTTCGCAAGACCCCCAACTACAGTACTACAGGGATCCGTTCTGGTTCCAGGCGCAGCAGATGCGAATGCAACAGCAGATGGCAGCGCAGCAACAACAGCAACCTCAACCCCAGGGAGGGGACGAGGGTGGTCCGGGTGGTTCTAGTGGTGGTGATAATGGCGGTGGTGCGCCACCTCCGCAGGAGCAACAAGAACAGCAGCAAGAAGGTGGGGAACTGACACGCTCTCTTGACCAAGCGATTTCTTTGTTGACGAAGTCAGAGAAACAGCTACCTCCTGGTAAGAAGAAGCTCCTTGCCCAACACAAGGCAACCGTTGATAAGTTCGTCAAGGGTTGGGAAAAGGACATAGAGGAAGCCACCAAGAGCATCCTCAAGGTGGCTGGGGTCTACGCCAAGAAGTAAAGTCAGGAGTAGTAGTAGACAGTCCCATCCTCACGGACCTCGCCCACCGTTTCAGTAGCGAAGCGCCGTCCGGGACGTGCCAGCTTCTGTAGACTGGCGTACACGCTATTGCTCGCTGCCCCAGGTGACTCAGCCTCAACCACCCGCTGCTCGAGAGGTTTGCGTGCGTGGATGCCGCCGGCTCCTCGGCTCCGGTAAATGTTCACGACATATTTGGTAACCATCGTTCGCTCCGCTTTGAGGTGGCCAGCCAGTGACGATACTGTAGCAAACTGCAGTCGTTCTGTCAAATGGCAATCTTGGAGGCATGGCCACCACCACTAAGCTCAGACTCACTCCTTACGCCGTCAAAAAGATCGAGCGCGCAGTCGAAGACCTCTTCGAGCGTGCCAAAATCCGCATGCTTGGACGCTGGGCGGTAGATAAGTTCGTGGGCTCTACTCTTTTTGACGAGCCACTGTCCCTTCCTGGCATCTTCATTGCTGCCTCCAAAGAAGGGCGGTCTGAACCGGATGAGAAAATTCTAGAGTCTTTGATGAGGAATGTAGCCAATTTTGTGGACAGCTACAAGGCTGCCACGAAGGCTCAGGTGATCAAGAGAGTAGACTCCTTCCTCATGGAAGCTGCTACATCCGGAGTACAGACAGACCTAGAAACGGTACTGGGCGGGCAGCTGGCGGATGTATGGAAGAAGGTTACCGGGGACATGCGTCGTCTGATCGATACGGAGGCGCAGAACGTCCGGAATACCGGCGTCCTAGACGGGATCATCAAGGTCAATGCAGCTCACGACATCGAGGATCCGGTTATCTACTTCGTGGTCGTCCGCGACAACTATCTCTGCCCAGAATGCAAGCGCCTGCATCTACTCGAGGACGAGAAGACTCCACGTCTATGGTACCTCAGCGAGTTAGGTCACGGCTATCACAAGAAAGGGCAGAGTAACCCTAAGCTTGGCGGCCTTCACCCTAACTGCCGCTGCAGTCTTGTGACTCTCATGCCCGGCTTCGGTTTCTCAAAAGATGGCTTCACAACTTTCCGGGGTACCAAATACGACGCGATCAAAGAGCAGCGTTCAGCCCACGGGGTCATCAAATACGAGAACCTGTGTTCTTGCCATGCCTGTCGAGGAAACGGCTCTGAGTTCGAAGTCTTGGCCAAGTACATGCCTGAGGGCGAGAAAGAAGTCCTGGACAAGCACATTCGTCCGATGGCTGAAAGGAATGGTACTTTCAATCAGCCGACAACCAAGAACTACTACCACGCTCAGGTCAAACAACAACTGATCAACGCTCCAATTTCAATGCAGTTTCCGGAGCGCGCCCTTCCAAAACTACTAGAAGATGGGCGTTTCAAGAATCTAGGAGCGACAGGATACGGGGAAGGCACTGAGGATCAGGATATTCGAAAGAAGTATGAGCGTGAGGTGCTAAACATCCCGAGGGAAGCCCCGTGGGAGCACCGTCCGGTATATGGCGCGATCTTCTATCAGCAAGGTTCAGGAGCCGAGCACTGGGGAGCTGCGCGCTCGTACGGCACTCTCTATGCCGTTATGAAGCCTCATGTCAGTGAGCGGGCCACGTTTACGCCGGACGATAGCTTTTCCTGTAATAATCAACAAGTGTTTTTGCACAAACATCGTGATAAGCTCGCTGATCTGTGGTTGTCCGCAGACCCGACCTCAGCCGAGCACTTAAGCAACCACTATGAAGGGACCAAGGAGCTAACACACCCGCTCTACGCTTACCTTGAAGCGCAGATTCACGGTGGTGTTGACTTTTCTAAGGATGTGGCCGAAATCCACCTTACTCCTGACGTGTATGGCCGTTACGACAACTTTGACGATGAATACTTTCCCGATAGCCATCATGCCGCTCTCGTAGAGCAGGCCGCCCTGGAGCTTGCGAAGAAGTACAACATCAAGCTAGTCAGACACCAACGCGACACTAGAGGGTGGGGAGCAGCCCAAAAGGCTCCCAAAAACATCTTGGTTGATGTGCTGCACGATCCGGAACAAGCGCCATTAGCTCCAGCTGCGGAGTTAGGTAAGAACGACGAGACCTACGGCGTGCCTCTCGAAAAGGCTTACAACTACAGTCGCTTCGCTCAGGACATCGCAGCTTTTGGCTGGGGACAACCAGGGCCCAATGGCGAGCCTGGAGTAGAGCAAGACAGCGGGCACGTCAAGCACTACAATTACCTACTCCCAGGTCGCCCGTATCTACCAGTCAAACACGAACATAACAAATCGGTCATCCCTGACAATTGGCGCCGGAACTATCTGCAGCAGATCGGCATGAAATGGAATGCCGAGCGCGGCCTTCCAGAACCTGACCCGAAGTCCGCCTCGATGGTGTACGGCAGCCAGAACCTATACCGAGACCTTTATCGTCAGGCGGGTATGCTCCCAGACGACGGACCAAAAATCAAGACATGGGCCCCACACGAGAAGCATGGTAGCCACGAGCATGTGCCCCTTGAATCGGTAACGTCGATGGTTTCGGATGGGACAGCGGAAGGCTGGAAGACCAGCAAGTTTGCTGCAGCGCTATCCACCGGTCGCGGGGCTGAGCAGATACCCCCTATCAAAGTCGAAACCCAGCAGGATGGCTCCCACTGGGTCATTGATGGCGAAGAGCAACTTTTGGCGGCTAAAAAGGCTGGAATGACCCACGTCCCCGTTCAGAGGGTGTAGCCGAAGCGCTTTGCCCACTCGACGAGGGAGTCGTGGTGTTCGAACTCCGCCTCAAGCTTGCCGCCGATGTACGCCCGCCAGAGCCCCTTCTTCCCATCCCAGTAGACTTCAGCTTTCGTCGCCATTACCGGACCTCCGTCATTTATTACGTTCGAGGATGGAAGAATGATACAGTATCTCGTTTGCTTTGTCAAGGGCTAGACAGGGATTCTCATTGGACTCCTTCAAGTTTACATAGCGAGATAGTTTGCAACTCTGCAATTTGGACGGCTCGCCACAGAGCTTTCTCGACGTGGTAGTAGTCCCAGGGCTGCCTATTGTTGACGCATTCTTGCAGCCAATGGGCCAGCTCATGGATGTAGGCTGTTCTGTAGGCACACTTGGCTTTGGTCAAGGTGATGATTCCGCGAGCCGATGTGCCGATGGCTCGGTATGGTTGACCGTCTGGGTAGTGACCGTCAATCAGGCCATCTTGGAGGTAGACCTCAGCCTCGCTCAGACACCTCTTGAGCTGCCCAGCGTCTTTGTATGAGTCAAGGTACTTCGACAGCTCGAGGTCTGAGTCGGTGCCGACCCATGGGTGCACCAGGACATCAATGAGGGTCGATTCCATCACCGATGCTTCCTCTGCGTTGATGCCCGCGCCCCAAATCTGAACGCCATGGGAGCTGACTGCGTCAGGGGGAGCGCAGGAGCAGAGCACCAGGAGAGTCAAGACTTGGATTCGCATCGTTTTTTCTCTTGCCGAATCATGTCCCAGATAAAACACTTGGTTACTTCGTCTGGGCATTGACGAGAAATCGCTTGCGCTTCGTCGAAGTTGCCCGCCTGGGCAGCCGCCTGCGCTCGGTTGAAGAAGTGAGGTCTGATGCGTCTCCGGAGGTCTTCGAGTTTATCGTCCAGTGCGCTAAACTCTTCGACGAGTGCCTTCTCTTCTTCAGCGGTCATCAGCGGACCTCCGTCGCGTCCACGTAGTAGAACTTCCCGTTTGCGTCTTCGAAGACCGTCATCTTGTCGTCCTCGAAGGCCAGATTGACGTCCATATCGGCCTCGAGAACGCGAACCTCGGAGAGAGAGCCTTCTTCCGTCTCAACCCGGTACTTCGTGCCGGCCGTCATCGTCATCCGAGTTTCCATCACCGCCTCCGTTCGTCGATTGTGAGGCTATGATACACTATCACTCGGAAGCTGTCAAGACAGCAGTTCAAGCCAATCAATATGCAGCTTTCGCACGATTGGCTTGCGCATAGGGTTGCCGCGTTGGTCGTGTGTCACTTCCACGCTGGCAAGGCACCGTCCATCCCCCTGGATGTCCAATGACACGACAACGCCGGTCCATCTGGACTTGTAGAGGGAACGTACTCGGGAGCCGATTTTGATTTTGGTGCTCATGCCGGACCTGCTGACATTAGCTTGGCAAGTGCGATTTGCGTATCGCGGATGTCGAGCCCCCGAGCCTTCAGGTCTCGAGCGAGACGATTACGGTCGTACTCGGGCAGGTAGGCGAGGTGAGCCTGGAGGACGTCGATGAGGGCGTAAGCTTGCTCTACCGTGTCTTTGTTCAGGGCCTCGGTCATCACCGCCTCCGTTCGTCGATTGTGAGGCTATGATACACTATCATTCGGAAGCTGTCAAGGGGCTTAGTATTTACTCCAAGGTGGCGAGGTAAGGCCAGATCTCGTCCTCCTTCAGCGTGACCGTTGGTCGGAGCGCGACGAAGCCGTATTTGGCAACAGCAGAAGAGACCACGGAAGCCGGCCTCGGGTCAAAACTTCCATCGTGAAAGAGGAAGCCGCTCACGTTGTCTTCGTCTCGGACGATGACGGAGTGGGTGCTTCCAGGGAGGTAGGCGAGGATTGTGTAGGTTTTCATGGGTAGAAGATTCACTCCACCGCATAGTTCTTGCGGTTTAGCTTGGGGTGGGTTGGCAGCGGACACCAACCCAAGAGAGCCTGTCAACTGTCATCGGTAGGTCCAGGCCTCGAGAACCGAGTCCCATCGCCATCCAAGCGATTGCAGGTGCTCAATCACGAAGCCGGGCATTTCATTGAGTGGCGCATCTTTGACGTAGATTCCGCGCCCTCCATCCCAGGCGTCACCCCAGGGCACAACAACATCGTCTCTGCCGGTGTAGCCCTGGAGAATCTGCAAGCCGACGAGGAGGCCGTGGATGTCAAGTCCAGTTTGCTTGGTGGCGTCTTTTGGGGAAGACATGGAGTCTCCTAGGTTCAGCGGTTCATTATCGCCTTACACTTCGGGCAAGTGACCTTGTCATCTTCAGCCGTTGTTTGGTTGCCGGCGACCAGTTCACCGCTGCAGACTGCCACAGCCGTGCCGTCAACAACCGCCCCTCGACGGTCGTGAATGATATTGTCCAAATGGCAAATGAATTGGTACCAGAGCTGACATTGGTCTAAATGGGCTTCGTAGGCTCGCCAGATGGCTTCTTGGATGCAATAAACTGGTTGTCCGGCCTTTTCCCATGCATCTGCTTCGGCTTTGTCGCTGAGCTTGCGGAGCGAGTAGTTTCCATCTGCGTAACGGATTTTGACGTAGACCATTCTCGCTCCATTGCTCTGGCTTCTTCACGCCCATTGAGTAGACACTGTCTCAGCACGTCTAGTCCTTTGGGGGTGAAGTCTTTCAGGTGGATTGTCATCTGCGGGCAGTTATACCAAACCCCAGGTTCGCTGTCAATAGTCGTCGTTTCGGCTTAGAGGCAACTTCTCCTTCACGAGCCCCCTGAGTCTCTGTTCGATGTCGCGGACGCCATCGTAGAATGACTCCATCTGCTCATAGAATCGTTCTTTGACCAGCTCCTTGGCGCGGGTTTCGACTTGTTCGTCCATCGACTTCTCGAGCCTTGCGATGAAGCTCACGATATCGACTTCAACGCCATTGATGGTGCAAACGATTTCGAGGTTCTGGGGGTCAACCTTGGGTGCCCCAGCCGTGAACAGCGGGCTGATGACGTGACAAATAAACGCCTGGAAGAATTTGCTGTTTTTGTCGTAGTCGACCTTCATGAGGTCTCCGGGTTACCGCAGGGGCGATGGCGACTGCCGGAGAGACCTTCACCTCCTGGAAGCGTTCGGGATTGCTCTCCTTGAAGCGAGCGACGGCGTCTTCGAAGGTCTCGTTCTGCATGGCGTCGATGATATTGACGGTCATTTGTTATCTCCTGTTTTGTTGAACCGACTGTATCACTTCCTGGCGTCGCTGTCAATCTCTTTCTTTTCAGCGCCGCGTTTCGATGGTGTGATACTACTCGATCCCGGAGATTTTGTCAATATCACATGAATGGGTGGGGCTACCTCGGATGGTTAACCCGAGATCCAGTTTGAAGTACCTCAGAGTGTTCCGTATGGATTCAAGCCGAATAGGCAACTCTGTTACTTATGGACTGGTGCTTGCCCCGAAAGGTTGTCAGACGTCAAGCCCCTCCGCCTTCAGTACACGCCTGACGCTGCTGAGGACGGTCTTGGATACTTCGGCGTTGGAGTGGTTGCAGACAATTGTCACAGCCCCTCCCTTGGGTGTCCGCCAGACCTGATGCGAACCGTTGGTGCGGATTTGAGCACACCCCATGCTGTTCAACTTCTGTGCCATCTCACGAACCTTCATCGCTCCCTCCTGTTGGAAAAATGTGCCGTTGCTCCAAACAAAACAATGATAGCAAACGCCACTGCAATTTCTTCGATCATTCAGGTCTCCAACCTGGGGAAGCCTTTACCTGGATGTAGGTGCGTGTGTTGGTCTCTGGACATCGCCCACGAAACTCGTGCGTCCAGCCCCTGTCGTTGAGGTATGAGCCCATGTATATCCAGGTTGAAAGGTTGACCCCCTCCTTTGCGAGTAAGGCCCAGGCTCGGCCCCACTCGTCGCTATCGGGATTCAGGAATGACACAGCTGGCACTGTACCCATTAGGCTTCTGGTCCGTCCTTGCACAAATCGTGTGGACAATTCTTGAAACCATGAAGGCGACATCCAAAGATGTCTCTGATTTTAGATTCCACCTCTGGGTATTGCCTTATCTTGTCACCATCAATGGAAGCTACCTGTTTAGCACTATCGTAATCGTTTTGCCTAAGGTATAACACGATAGTTTGTACACATCGTATCCCTCTACCGTTGTTTTGCTTCGCTTGGAGGGCGTCCAGTTCTTCTGCAAATTTCTTGTTACGCATGAGGTAGCTCGGTCGGTTGGGGTGGTCAGGTTTCTGGTCCGTCCTTGAGCGGGCACCACACTGGAAATTCGCCGGGGAGAATGTCTTCGGAGGTATATTCAATGTAGCCTCTGATGAGGCGCCCGTTGCTTGCGTGGCAGAAGTAGTCAATAGCAAATCCAGCCCCTTCGGTTCTTCCGGTGGAGAAGTGAGGGCACTGCTTGCAGGTAGTGATGTTGAGGGTTTTTGTCTTCACGGTTCTCTCCATTCAGTGAGTGAAACCCTGCCAGTTACAGCTCGGTCGGTTAGGGTCCTTCCGGAATTGCGGAGCGCCGAACTGAGAACACTGCACCCAGCCGGAGAGAGAACTGTTGATGCGTACCGTCTCACCGCAGATGGGGCATCGATTGTCTCTCAGTGCCTTGGCGGCTTCTTCGTGGGCCGCTTGGATGCGGGCCTGCCGCGCTTTTTCTTCTGGGGTCATGCGTCGCTTCATTTGGTCCTCCTTGGCCAGTTTCCTTAAGCAAGCCTTGCAGGTGACGACTTTTTGCAGCCTACCTGTTGCATGCTGGCGGCACCGCAGAACGCTTCATGTCGATTGGGGCCTTGATAGTGAACTTTTAACTCAACCCTACTCCGGCCCCAGTTCGTTGTGCTCATGGTCGTAACGATACAGGTCATTGGGTCTTTTGTCAAGAGGGTCGTTTACGGAAACAATCTTGGAGACAGACCGAAAGAGGGCAGGCATGGCCACAGGCATGATCATAGACGGAATCTATGGCTCGGAAGCCATTGATACTTCAGGCGAAGTCCTTGACGTTGAAGGGGCTGACATCTCCGACCTTGAAGAAGGACGAGGGGTTCTCAACTATGAGCATAAAGACTCAGAGTCTCCAACGTCTAATGGGCAAGAGATCGTTGGCAAGGTTATCTACGCCAAGAAAATCTTTAAGGAATCCGATTGTGAGAATGACCGCCAGAAGATGTACTGGGAAAAGGTCAAGCTCCCCTTCATCTATGGGATTGGTCGGCTCTATGACGGTGCTGGGCACGATGGGGCTCGAGCCTTGGCTGCTCAGATTCGAGACCACGCAGCCAACAACGAACCGATCCTGGTTCGGTTCAGCGTGGAGGGATCGACGTTATCCAAGGAAGGCAATAGGCTCAAGAGTTCGGTCATCCGTAGAGTAGCGTTGACGATTAAGCCAGCCAACCGCACTGCAGATTCCGGCCTACTAGAAGACCCTAATGCTCCAGCTGGATTCGCCAAAAACCCAGTCAAGGACTCTGAGGATATTCTCGAGGCCTTGACAAGCAAACATGAACATCCGGGGTTGGCTCGTCTGGGGGGTAGCACCGAGATCGAAGGCGACCCTCGGATGGAGGAAAACCAGGACCTTGTCAAAATGCTTCAGAAAATCAAGGCCATCATCGATCTTCGAAAGACGACCACT